ATTCGCAGATCGGCAGGCCAGGTGAGGTCCGTGGTCTATGGGATGAGTCCAAAACCAGGTATCTCATAACCGATGACGGCACGATGCAAGGTGTCGCATGACGCCCGAAACACGAGAGCGGAACCGCCTAAGGGCGCAAGCGTGGCGGGCAGCCAACGCTGATAGGCACAGAGAGCACTCCCGCAAGTATTACGAAAAGAACAGAGAAAAAGTACGCGAGACGCTTAGAAAGTACCGGGACGATAACCGGGCGAAAATTGCAGAGCAGAAAAGGGCTGACTACGCGGCGAACAAAGATGCTTATTCTGAGCGCGCCAAAAAATGGCGAGCCAACAATCGGCCGAAATTGCTGGAGTTTGAGAAAGCCCGTCGCCAAGAGCGAGTCCCTTATCGTCTTTGGCATGGGGCGCGGGCGCGGGCCAAAAAAGCCGGAATACCGTTCGAAATTACGCTGGAGAGCGTGGTTATTCCGGAGTTCTGCCCTGTCCTCGGCATCAAGCTTAAGTGCGCGGAGGGCAGAGTCCAACCCAATAGTCCGACGTTGGACCGGTTTATTCCAGCGTTAGGTTATGTCCCTGGGAATGTATTCATTATCTCGGCAAAGGCGAACACCATCAAGTCGGACTCTTCTGTGGAGGAGCTTCGCGCCGTTCTTGCTTGGGTCGAGGCGACGCTTAGGGCTCGCACGCGCTACACGATCACCGATGACGGCGGGATGCGAGGTGCCGCATGATCCCGCTCTGGCACCCAATGGAAACCGCGCCACACGACAGGCCCATCATCGTCTATTGCCCTGAGAAACATGGGCTGCCGGCAATGGCCTCGATTTGCCAGTGGCAATTTGACGCAGGCTTTTGCGTCGATGAGCTTCGCGATCCGACATGCTGGATAGAGATCCCCTCCACCTCACAGGAGAAACGGCCATGAGCAGAATTAGGAACAAAGCCTGGACATCGGATGATACAGCTCGGCTGCGCCGCATGGCGGAAGCCGGATACAGCGACGGCGAGATTGCCCAGCACCTGGGATTTTGCCGGGAGACGGTGACGCGCCGCCGTGCAGCATTTCGCATTGAGCGCGGCATGAGCGGGGCAATGATCGCCATGCTTGCCCGCGTCAATATGCGGCGGAGGCTGGCAGCATGAATTCACGCTATGTTGCGCCCAGCGGTATTGAAGCCGTCCCTTACGTCTGGATGGACGCATGGCGCCAGTGGGAGAAGTTCAGACGCCTTGCCGAGTCAGCACGTATGTCCCGGTTCGATATCCTAGCAGAGCAATACGACGCAGTCGCAGAAGGAATTGCTGGCGAAGCAATATCGCGGATGTATGATGGTGGTCCGCTTTAGCACAAAGCGCTCTTGGCCAGGAACTTGCCAATCGTATTAGGAGGGAAGCATGAAGTGTCGTGTCATCGACGTGGTAATCATAATGTGGGTGTGTCTTTTTATGATTGCCCCGGTATTCGTAATGTGGGTGAACTCATGAATGGATGCACGAGAACGGCATTGCCTAGCAAGCGCCCGCTTTAGCACAAATAGTGCTTGCATTTTCTAAATCACAGCCTGTAACACCAAACAGGACCGCTCCACAACCGAGCATCAGCCCATGGCCCCCAGAGGGCGACCGTCAGAGCATCATACCGCGATCTACGCGCTATCCGGTCAGGATGGCGTTATTCGCTATGTCGGTAAGGCGAATAACCCAGAGGGGCGTCTTCGGCAGCACCTTCTTGCTTCGCGCTCTGGCCGAACGCCTCTTCACGCTTGGCTCCGCCAGGAAGTGGCCGCCAACCGTTCGGTTACCATCTCCACGCTCGAATGGGTTCCGCTCGCCCGCTGGCAGGACGCCGAGAGGCGACTGATCACCGAGCACCGCAAGGGCGGCCGTCTACTGAACGTGGCCGATGGAGGCGATCAGCCGAAGAGGTCAAGCGACCCTCTGGAGAGGCGGGTTTGGCTTCTCAAAAAACAGATCCTCGCGGCAATCAAGGTGGCGTCTCCCGAAACTAAGGCGGCAATAGCGCGGCGCATCATAGATGCCGCCGAGAAGTGGGGGTGCAATATCCCGCCATTTCCAACGGTTAGGTGTTCTTAAATGGCGGGCCGACCCAGAGGGGCTTGGGCCGACAAAGCATGGCGTGATGCCTTGCGTGTCGTCGCTCTTCTGCCTGAAGACGACAAGAGAGCGGGCAAGACCAATCTGGAAGCCTGCGCTATCGCGCTCGTGAGGGCTGGTAAATCGGGCGATGTTTCCGCTTTGAAGGAAATTGGGGATCGGCTCGACGGCAAAACAACCCTGCCTGTCGAACACGCCGGTCCCGGCGGTTCGTCGATCCAGCACGTCCACCGCATCGAGTTGGTAGATCTTTCGTGACTGCCGTCCAGATCGCGCTCCCGCCCAAGCTGAAAAGCGTATTCATCGGCCCGGCCGACGTGCGCGGAGCCTATGGCGGGCGAGGCTCTGGCAAGACGCGGTCTTTCGCCAAAATGGTGGCGGTTAAAGGCTTCATGTTCGGCTCGGCGAAGCAAAGCGGCATTATCCTGTGCGCCCGCCAGTTCATGAACAGCCTGGACGATTCCTCGCTGGAAGAGGTCAAGCGCGCGATTGAGGACGAGCCGTTTCTGTCAGCCTATTACGAAGTCGGGGAAAAGTTCATCCGCAGCCGCGACGGGCTGATTTCCTTTGCCTTTGCCGGCCTGGATCGATCCATTGAGAGCGTCAAATCGAAAGGCCGCATTCTCCTGTGCTGGGTAGACGAAGCCGAGCCCGTGACGGCGGAAGCGTGGTCAACGCTGATCCCGACCCTCCGCGAAGAGGGCGAGGACTGGAACGCAGAGCTTTGGGTTACATGGAACCCCAAGCGCAAGAGCGCGGCGGTTGAAAGCCGATTCCGTCACGCCAATGACAACCTGATCCGCGTGGTCGAACTGAACTGGCGCGATAATCCCAAATTTCCGGCCATGCTGGAGCGCGCCCGGCAGCGCGACCTACAAGAGAGGCCCGACCAGTATTCCCACATCTGGGAGGGCGACTATGTCTCAATCATCGAGGGCGCCTATTACGCGAAGAGCCTGACAGCGGCGCGGGCGCAAGGCCGGATCGGCAACGTCGCTTCGGACCCGTTAATGACGCTTCGCATGTTTTGCGACATTGGCGGCACTGGCGCGCGAGCTGACGCCTTCACGATCTGGGTTGCGCAGTTCGTAGGCCGGGAAATTCGCTGGCTGGACTATTACGAGGCTGTAGGGCAGCCGCTGGCCGCTCACCTGGAATGGGCGCGAGGCAAGGGCTACACGCCCCAGCGCGCGCAATTCTGGCTGCCTCATGACGGCGACACGAACGATAAGGTTTACGACGTGTCCTACGCCTCCGCGCTGCGTGAGGCCGGCTACACGGTCACTGTCGTTCCCAACCAGGGCAAAGGCGCGGCTGCGGCCCGTATCGAGGCTGGCCGGCGTCTCTTCCCGTCCATGTGGTTTAACGCGCCGACAACGCAGCCCGGTTTGGATGCGCTCGGCTGGTATCACGAAAAGCGGGACGAGAAGCGCCAGATCGGCCTTGGGCCGGAACACGATTGGGCCTCACACGGCGCCGACGCCTTCGGGCTTGGCTGCGTCGTGTACGAAGAGCCCGAGGTGAAGACTAAGGAAAAGCTGCCCCGCGTTACGGGCTCTTGGATGTCCGCATGAGCAAGGTTATGGATATACGCAAACACCACAAAGCGTGGCTTGATGCTCATCCGCACCGAACCCTTGAATGGTTAAAAGAACGCACGTCTGATGGTTTTGATATCCACCATGTGGATGGCGACCGGGAGAACAACGCGCCCGAGAACTTGGTTATGATCGAGTGTTCAGACCACATGATGTTGCATGGCTCGCGTATGTTGCGATTGTCTGCACAGGACAAGCGCAGAGCATGTCGCCCAAAAATATCGAAGGACTCCTCGGGCGACTATGGAGTGAGCGCCGAGAAAATTGCCGAATGGCAGTCCCGATCCCGCATCTTGATATCTGCACGAGGCTGCTCCAATGGCTGACACGACCCCCACACGCGGCGGCCCTTCGTCGCAAGGCAACACAAAGGCGGACCTGCTGTCCCGCGCCCTTGCCCATGCCGATGAAGCGTGGAAGCAGGAGTTCGAGAACATCACGTCCGGCAGAGATTGCCAGCGGTTTTACATTGGCGGCCTTGCTCAATGGGATGAGCAATCGGCGCAAGACCGCATTTCGGCTAATCGGCCCGTTTTGACGATGAACCGCTGCCCCAGCTTCGTGCGGCAGTTGACCGGCGAGATAAGGCAGAGCCCTCCCAGCGTGAAGGTGCTTCCGGCGAAAGACGGCGCGACGATCGAGGCGGCGGAAATCTTCAACGGCCTGATTCGGCACATTGAGCAGCAGTCGGTTGCCCGCGCGGCGTACACGAAAGCATCGGAGAACGCGGCACAGGCTGGCATCGGCGGTTGGCGCATCGTCACGCAGTACAGCGGCGACGACAGTTTCGACCAGGACATCAGGATCAAGCGGATCAATGACCCGTTCCAGATCCTCATCGATCCGCTGGCGCAAGAGCCGGACAAGTCGGACATGCGGTACGGTTTCGTCTTTGAGGACATGGCAAAGGAGCAGTACGAAAAGCAATATCCCGACGTGCCTGCTGATAGCCTGCCGACCAACGTAGCGGATCAGTCGTTTAGCTGGCGGACGCTCGATACGGTCAAGATTGCGGAGTATTGGTATCGCGAGCCGGTCAAGAAGATGCTGCGCCTGCACGAGGACGGCGCCGTCTCCTATGACGATGACGACACGCCGCCCGAATCGCCTGTGACGCAACAGCGCGAGGTGGTGGTCCAGCAGGTTAAGTCCTGCCTGATGAGTGGCGGCGGCATTCTCCAGGGGCCGACCGATTGGGCCGGACGGTATATCCCCATCTGCGTCGTGGTCGGCGAAGAAGTGTGGGCCGATGGTCGTGCTGTCCGAAAGGGCATGATCCACGACATGCGCGACCCGCAAAGGGTCTACAACTACACGCGGACGGCGGCGGTTGAAGCCGTGGCGATGCAGCCAAAGGCGCCGTACATCATGACGGCCAACCAAGCCAGCGGGTACGAGAACCAGTGGGCGCAGGCTGGCATCCGCAACGATGCCGCGCTGTTTTACAAGGGCGATCCGCTCGCCAACGGCCCGCCCAAGCGGTCGGAACCGCCCATCGCATCGCAGGGGCTCGACGTACAGTCGCAGCTTGCCGTGAGCGACCTTGAGGGCGTGGCGGGCATCTACAAGGCTGGGTTGGGCGCTCCCTCGAACGAAACCAGCGGCCGGGCCATCCTCGCGCGCCAGCAAGAAGGCGACACCGGGACGTATCTCTACATCGATAACCTTTCAATCGCCGTGCAATATTGCGGAAAAATCTTGGTCGATCTGATCCCCAAGATTTACGACTCGACCCGCATCGTTCGCACGCTCGGCGAGGACGGCTCGACAAGGATGGTCGAGATCAACAAGCCAGACATGGACGAAAGCGGCATGGAGATCGTGCTTAACGACCTTTCGGCCGGCGAGTACGACGTGACCGTCGCCACCGGCCCGAGCTACGCCACGAAGCGCCAGGAGGCCACGGCCTTCATGACGGAGCTTGTCCGCTCGTTCCCGCAGATCGCGGAAATCGGCGGCGACATCATCGTGGAGAACATGGACCTGCCGGGCGCCGACAAGCTCGCAGGCCGCCTCCGCGAGGCAATGGGCATCGACAAGGACGGACAGAAGATCGAGGCCGAACAGAAGCCGGACCCCGTCGAGGCGGCGAAGGCCATGAAGGACGCGGCGGCGACGGACAAGATCATTGCGGAGACGGAACAGATCCGGCTCGAAACCGGCCGGATGATGCTTTCGATGCAGGGGATGCTTGGGCAGCTTCAGCAGATTATGCCGCAGCTTCAGATGCTTACGCAGCAGGGCGAGCCTGGAGGGCAACCGCCGATGCCGCCTGAAGGCATGGCGCCTCCGATGGAAGGCGGCCCGGAAATGGGCGGGATGCCGCCGAGTGGTCCAATGCTTGAAGGCATGTCCGAATCTGGACTGCCGCCGGTTGTGGAGATTGACGACGACACGGCCGGGCTTCCCCCGGTAATCGAGATCGACGACGCCGTTGCGCCCGTCTAACTACGAGGTGGATTTGTGAACGATATTGACTTAGCCGCCATAGTGGCGGAAGATGCAAAGACTTCGGGCGCCGTTCCTGCACAGGAAGCGCCTGCCCCGGTCGATGAGACGGCGGAAGCGACCACCGCCCCGGCTGATGAAGCCGCGGAAGAGCAGCCATCTGAAGCTGAGGGCGAAGCGCCCCAGCCGAAGAAACCGGGCGGCGGCTTCCAGAAGAGAATTTCAGAGCTAACCCGCGAAAAGCATGAGGCGAAGCGCGAAGCACAGCAGTTGCGCGAGATGCTGTCCAAGGCCCTAGGCCAGACACAGCAGACCGCACAGCCCGCCGAGCAGAGCGACGAGCCCCGTTCAGATCAGTTCACCAGATACGAGGACTTCGTTGCGGCAAAGGCCGAATGGAAAGCGGAGCAGCGGATTCAGTCCACGCTCGGCAACCTTCAGAAGCAGGCCAGTGTCGCGGATCAGGAGAGGGCCAGGATCGAGGCCGTCAAGGTCTTTGAGCGCGAAGCAAAGGCTCAAGGCAAGGCGATTCAGGGGTTTGACGACGCGCTCGATATGGTGCGCTCTGACGACTTCCCGATGACCCCGGCGGTTGCGGACTACCTTCTCAACGCCGACCACAAGGCGGCGCTGGTCAAGTATCTGGCGGACAACGAGGACGAGGCTTTCAGGCTTTCACGCCTAAGTGCAGTCGCGGTTGGCAGAGAACTGGCAAAGGTTGAGATGCGTTTCGCGTCGAAGCCCAAGCCGAAAACTTCATCGGCCCCGCCGCCGCCGGCAACAGTGTCCGGAGGCGCGGCAGCACCGCAGTCGATTGAGCGCATGGGTCATAAAGACGTACTCAAGTGGGTACGTGAGTTGGACCAGAAGCGCTAGACGGAAGCGTTGGCGAGAGTTCGAGGGGCCTAACCCAAGGTTAGGTCATCATGGCAAATACTATCATCACTCCCAGCATCATCGCGAAGGTGGGGTTGGCTCAGTTGGAAAACAATCTCGTGATGGGCAAGAAGGTCTATCGCGACTACTCTCGCGAATTTGTGAAGGTCGGCGACTCGATCAGCGTCCGCCGTCCGGTCAAGTTCACGGCTCAGGATGGCGCCGTTGCCATCAACCAGGACGTGACTGAGGGCAAGTTCACGCTCAGCATGGACAAGCGTAAGCACGTTTCGTGGTCTTTCTCGACGCAGGATCTGACCCTGTCCATCGAGGAGTACAACGAGCGGTACATCAAGCCGGCCGCCATCGCTCTGGCGAACCAGATTGATTACGACCTCACCGGCCTCTACAACAAGGTGTGGAACTGGGTCGGCACGCCGGCCTCCCCGGTCGACTCGTTCGCGGACTTCGCCAAGGCGCCCCGTCGCCTCGATGAAGGCGCGGTGCCGCAGGATAACCGTTGCGCGGTTCTGTCCCCGGCTGATGCCTGGGGCCTCGTGGGCTCGCAGACTGCTCTCTACATGCAGGACGTGGCTCGCGGCGCGTACCGTGCGGGCGACATCGGCATGGTTGCCGGCGTCTCGACGGCGATGGACCAGAACATCCGCACGCATACCAACGGCGCGGCGGCTGGCGGTGGCCTCATCAACGGCGCGAACCAGAACGTGACCTATGCCGCGAGCAAGGACACGAACACGCAGACGCTCATCACCGATGACTGGACCTCTTCGACGACCTTCAAGGCCGGCGACGTGTTCACCATCGCTGATGTGTATGCGGTCAACCCGGTCTCGAAGCAGAGCACCGGCGTCCTGCAGCAGTTCGTGATCCAGAACGACATCACCGCGACCGGCACGGACTGCACGCTGACGATTGCTCCGGCGATCATCACCAGCGGCCCGTACCAGACCGTCGACAGCGTCCCGGCCGACGGCGCCGCGATCACCATGGTGGGCACCGGCTCGGCGCAGTACGCGCAGAATCTGGTGTTCCACAAGAACGCCTTCGCCCTCGTGATGGCCGACCTCGAAATGCCGGATGGCGCCGTGTTCAAGGCTCGCGAGAGCCAGAACGGGTTTTCGATGCGCGTCATCAAGTACTACGACGGCGAAATGGACGAGGACAAGATCAGGCTTGATGTTTTGTACGGCGTCAAGGCAATTTATCCGGATTTGGCCACCCGCCTTTCTGGAACGACCTGATTTTCTTGAATTCTATTGAGGTGAACGGTCATGGCTAGTATACTTCCTTGGTCCGAATGGAACAGAGAGGTATCGGCCGTGGCCGTTTGCTGCATCAAGGAATGCGAGAAGAAAGTCCTGGGGTCTGGGATGTGTGCGGCGCATTACAGAAAGCTGCGCAAGTACGGGAACCCGATTGCCGAGAGACAGGCGCAATTTCATGGCCTTCCCATTATGGAAAGGCTGATGAAGCGCGTTGAGAAAGGCGAAACGTGCTGGGTGTGGACGGGATCAAAGAACAGGACGGGCTACGGCATGATGAATGTCGAGGGAATGCCGCGCCTTGTTCATCGCATCGTTTGGAAAGAATTGTTCGGGGCAATCACTTCTGATCAGTTCGTTTGCCATCGGTGCGACAACCCGCCTTGCGTCAACCCGGCTCACCTCTTTCTCGGTGATTACCAGATCAACAGCGACGACAAGACCAGCAAGGGCCGCCATCGTTGGGGCCTGTCGCGCGGCGAGAAACACGGCATGGCCCGTCTTTCGCCTGAGATCATCAAGGCAATCCGCGCCAGCGCCGAAGATGGCGTTGTTCTGGCTCGGCGTTACAGCGTCAGCACTTCCCACGTCAGCGATATTCGACGCGGCAAAGTGTGGAAACATCTAAGCTAGGAGAATCATCATGCCTGTTCGCGACCTTACCGACGCCCGCACCGATGGCACGACCTTCGGGCAGGACAACACCGACAAGATCAGCTTCTATGGCGTGACCACGGTTGTTCAGCCGTCGTCCACGACCCAGGCGGCTGTCACCACTGGCGCCACGACCACGCAGGTCGGCGCGCTGGCGAACGAGCTTCGTTCCGCGCTCGTCTCGCTGGGGTTGATTAAGGGCAGCATTTAGTGGCTGAAAGGCCTCTAACATGCGCGTAAAGCCGGCACGGAGCGTGCGTATTGCCGTGCCGGCTTATGACGCCTTCACCGATGAAAGCCAGCGGTCGGTTGCCGCTGGCATTCTCGCGCTCGACGCCAAGGGCATCCAGGTCGAGGCCGTCGATGTGCTTCGCGGCTGTTGCTATGTCGATCTGGCGCGCAATATCCTGACGGGCAATTTCCTTCGGGGAACGGCCACGGACTTCATCTTCATCGAC